ATCGAGGAGGACGGGCAGGGCCGGATTGCGTGAAGTTGCTCGGGGTTTCGGCATGTCATACGAAGAATTATCAGGCGACTACACTAAAACCACTTACGCCTCAGCACGTGCAGCTATGCAAATCGCATGGGAATACGTCAAAGGTCGTCGTGCAGCAGTCACGGATAAACTTGCAACGCTAATGTTTCGCGCATGGCTTGACGAGGCTATCGTAAAAGGTGTAGTCTCGGCGAAAGATTATTGGAAAAACCGATCATACTGGACAAACTGTTCATGGATTGGGGCTGGAAGATTAATTTTAGATGACGTTAAGGCTCAAACGGCGTACAAATTAGCATTTGAGAACCATACAATGACATTAGCTCAAGCAAGTGCTGAACAAGGATTTGATCTTGAGGAAAACATCGAGCAAATCGCTTATGAAAAAGCATTGCTTGAGAGTCATGGATTAGCATCAACGCAAATGAATACACAAGTCATTATTCAGGATGGGTTAAACGCGAATGAGTAGATTTAGCCATATTGCAAGCCGAGTATTTAACCGTCCTTTGTTGATGGAGATGTCTCGCGCTGAGTTTATGTTTGGCTATTTGAATGGTCGAATGAAACTAGGCGGCTTGCAGACTGAACAAGGGTTTTTGAGTGCGGAACAGTGCCAAGCCAAAGCGGATAGTTTTTCGCCTTCACGCGTTCGAGGTAGTTACGCAGTTCAAAACGGCATTGCGATCATTCCTGTTGACGGTTCTCTGGTTCATAAATCTGGTTACGTCGATTCATCAAGCGGAATTCGTGGATATGACGGCATCACGGCGATGGTTGAAGATGCTGTCCACAATACACAAGTTAAAGGCATTCTATTAGACGTAGATTCTGGCGGCGGTGAAGTCGCTGGGGTTCAAGCGTTAGGTGAAGTGATTCGCGTTGCTTCAGCGGTTCTACCCGTTTGGGCGCATGCTAACGAAATGGCAGCAAGTGCGGCTTATTGGATTGCATCGTCAGCGAATAAAGTTTATTTAAGTGAGACGGCTTCAGTCGGTTCAATCGGTGTATTGACTGCTCACACTGATGCATCGGCTGCAATTGATGAAGCTGGCTATAAAATCACATTGATTTATAGTGGCGATCATAAGGTTGATGGTAACCCTTACGAACCATTAGCATCGCAAATCAAAGAATCGCTACAAGCAGAAATAAATTCATTACGCACTCTATTTGCCTCAACTGTTGCGAGCAACCGTAAGGTTGACGTTCAAAAAATCATGGATACTGAAGCTCAAATGTATCGCGGTCAAGCTGCTGTAGATGCTGGACTCGCTGACAAAGTACAATCATTTTCATCAACGCTTGCAGAAATGCAGGCATTTGTAAAAACCGCCACAACCGCTGGCAATTTTAAAGGAGGCACTATGAGTGCTCAAACCGATGCACCAGCGGTAGTCGCTGGTACGTTTACTCAAGCGGACGTTGACGCAGCTAAGGTGCAAGCCACGACTGCCGAACGTTCACGTTGTTCATCTATTCTCGCACTTGACGAAGCAAAAGGACGCGAAGCAACTGTCGCTAGTCTAATGGCTACTGATATGGGTGTTGACGCTGTTAAAGGCGTGTTGGCAACTATTCCAAAAGCAAATCAAAGTGAAAACTTGTTGACTGCTATGGCGGATGCTGCTGGCGTTTCCGCTGAACCAGAACAAGTCCAACACGCCAATACGGTAGATGCTGGTATTGCCAAACTTAAAGCTAAAGGAGCACGCTAATGAGCTGCTGCGATAATGAAGCGGTAACGCTAACGGTCGCTGTTGACGAACTAATTGTCGGCGATCACGTACAAACAAGTAATGCAAAGCTTACAACAGCTACCGCCTATGCTCGCGGTGACTTGTTGATTTTGAGTGCAACGAACGTGCTGACATTGGCAATTGACCCTGCTGTTTGGGATGTAATTTCAACATTCACATTCACGGCAGCTGAATCGACTGCGAAAGTGGCGGCTGGATTTGAAGCACCTGTTTATAATCAAGGTGAATTCGATGTCGCACTGTGTTCATTGGGTGGCGTTAAGCTGACTGCTGGAGCGCAACAAGATGCAGCTCGCGCTCGCGGCACTAAGATCAATATCGAACTTCGGAAGGTGGTGTAATCATGGCTGTCACATATACAATTGGTGGTGTTGATTCCACATTGATTGATGTTCAAGACCTTGCAGTAGTCAACGATCAAAGCCCAAAAGTCAATAAATGGTTGAGTGAAATATTCTTCCCTCGCCGTGTGGAATTTCAAGATGATAAAGTTGCAGTTGCAAACTTGAATCTTGATAATCCAGTAGCTCCATACGTTTCGCCATGCGTTGAAGGTCGTCCGATTAAAGAAAATGGTACTGCTAACGTCCAATTTCTTAAACCAGCCTACTTGAAGCCAAAACAAACCATCACGCCATGCACAGTTTACAACACTGCAATAGTTGCGATGTTGCGGGATGCTGGCATCATTGGTAGTGGTAAGTTGACGCGCACAGAATCGTTGATCGTGGCGCAGGTTGAAAAATACCGCTCAAACCATGATGCAATTGATAACCGTATCGAGTTGATGGCTGCTGAAGCGTTAACCACAGGTAAACTGATCATTGAATCTGATGATTTCAAATTGAATGAAGTTGATTTTGGTCGAAACGTTGCGCTGACATTTGCGCCAACTGTACTCTGGTCAAATCCAGCAGCTACGGTAATCGCAGATATTCAAGCAATGGTTGATCTAGTGGTTCAATACGGTCAAGTCATGCCGCGTGTTGCCGTTATGTCATCCGCAGTATTCAATGCAGCGATTGCTAATGAAGCGTTTAAAGCGGCATTCATTGCGCCATATACGACTGTTGCACCAATGGGTGTTACGCGATTCGTTGATGGTCGTGAAGCTCAGTTCATGGGTAGTTTTGGCGGTATTGAATTTTGGGTTTATGACGCATCAATCACAAATGATGGCGTGACCACTCGTTTCATTCCTGCTGACGGTTTCTACCTGATTGGCGATACCAACGGCGTGGTTGCGTTCACTCAGATTGAAAACCTGAAAGCTTACGGTCAATCAATGCAATATTTTGATTCGCAATGGTACAACGAAGACCCATCAGCTTTGTTTATCATGACTGAATCCGCACCCTTGCCAGTTTTGAACAATCCAAACGCTGTTGCTGGCGGCGTAGACTTCGTTTAAGGGGATTTAAATGGCGTATATTACCGTTGGTTCTGTCGGTCAGTATCTACCTGATACTGACGTGACTAAGCTAGTTGATCCAAAGCGCTTAGAGGTTTTGGTGAAGTCTGGCATCGTTAAGAAAGTTGAAGATGTTAAGATTGAAACTAAACCAGCGGCTCAAAAATAATGAGCCGCTGGGAGCGTCTTACTAATCAAGCAGCACACGAGTCAGTCAAAGCATTTGGCTCGTCAATGAAATATGAATACTGTGACGGTCAGATAGTAAATATCTGCGCCGTTCCAGATTCAAACCATATTGAAGTAAGTTTAAGCGGTGAGGTTGGAATAGATTCGATTCAACCAGTATTTATGATTGAGAAATGCACTTTAAAGCGCGCACCGATACAGGGGGATTTTATCCACTATAAAGGTGATCGTTACGAAGTAAGACTGAATGAAGAAGATGGATTTGCTTCTTATAGAATTACGATGTGGAGAGTAAAACGTGGCACATCCTAGACGAATAATCCGTGAAGCGATTGCTTTAGAGCTTTACGCGAAAGGTTTCGTTGATGGTCATATTTACGTCACGCGTACAGCGGAATTGCAGGAGCATCAACTCCCTGCAATCTGCATTTATACGAAGTCAGAACGAACAAGAGAAGGTCTCACTGATGATACTTTCAACCAAGATTTAGATTTATTGATTGAAGTTTATGTGGCGCGTACATCGGACATGTGTATTCCATTTCAGAAAATCGAAGGAATGCCGAACAGTCCAGCGCAAACGAATAACGCAGATATTGTTTTAGATGATTTATGTTTTGAGATTGAGAATGTAGTTTTTAATCGGTTGTTTAGAAGTCAGATTGAAACGGATGCGGATTGCATTTACACCAATCAGATTACAGCGATTAATACGGAAATTGATCACAGTCCAGACGGGGCGGTACCATTTGTTAAAGCGTCAATGACGATGACGATTTCATATCAGCGTTCGCCAAGTTTAGAAGATGTTGAAACGTGTCCATTTGAGAAGTTTAAGTTTGATATTTTAAGTGTGACATGCGATCCAGAAGATGTGAGAAATGGCACGGTAGCAATATCAGGTCAACAAGATTTAGAAGGGGCTTAAAATGGCGTGTACTCGATGTGGCACTAAGGTTGCAAACACTGGCAAGCCGACACAGCAGCCAAGCCAGCCAATTGCACAAACTCCAAATGATGCAAATCGTCAGGAGCGTTCGGGATGGAAACCAAGATAGATAAATTGTTTTTGTGGATGTCTGAAAAGTGTCCACAGTTTTTATGGAATATTTTAGAGAGAGTTACGCTGAAATATTTAAAGAAAGTAGATGAATGTGCGGTGTGTCTTTATTGGCGAGCTAGGCTTCACGGCTGGTTAGATTTACTAATTGTAATCGGAGTAATTTATGTATTTAGTCAAGCCTAGTGGGATGCGTGAGGTCTTAATTGGTGCTCAAACAATCCCATTAAAAGGAATTGAGATCCAAGACAACAAGCGCATCCACTATATTCGCCATGCACAGCGCGGTGATATTACCATCGAAAAAATTGAAGAAATTAAACAAACGAAAGCACCTAAAGGGGATGCATAATGGCTCTAAGTTTCAATCAAATTCCATCTAGCATCGGTGTACCAGGTGCTTACGTGGAGTTCAACGGAGATAATGCCCGCACTGCACCAAGTGCCAAGCCTGTACGCATCCTAGTTTATGGTCAAAAGCTTGCGACAGGTGCGGCGGTTGCCGATGTGCCTATTTTGGTCTCAAACATCGGTCAAGCAATCACGGAGTTTGGTCGAGGCTCAATGCTGGCA